TTTTTATATTTTTTTACTTGTGCTTTTAAGGCTTCTCTCCACTTTAAGTCTACAGTACCATCATCCAAGATGTCTTGAATAAGCTGTATTGTCTCGTTAGATACAAACTCTTTAGCTTTCTTTGTAGCTTTTACTACTTTTTCTTCTTTGTTTTCTAATGCTAAGTTTTCCATAATTTAATTTTTATCTGCCTTGGCCTCTGTATTGTTTAGGCTTCGGACTATGTTTATTGTAAGATTTTTTAGCCCTACCCATTTTACGTTTGCCGAAATTCTTTTTCTGATTCCCTCCAGCTGAAGATTTTAGTTTCGCCATCTTTAAATATTTCTAATTTTATTGTTTCATCTGATGTCTGGCTACATAACATACTTGCTCCTCCTGCTAATCCTAACTGAGTTAAAAAAGTAAACTGCTCTGGACTAATCCTATCGCCTAACTTCTTAATCTCACAAGCTACAAACTGACCATGTTTCTTATCATAACCGATTATATCTGGAACTCCTTTCCTCCCAATAAAAGCCCTACCCTTTACAGCAAGGTTATTATTTCTCCATACTTCCATCCCTCTTTGTCCTAAATAGTCAATCATCATTTTGGTCAGCTCGGAAGCTGTTTTGTATGTTGCCATAAACCAAAATTACAATATATTTATTATATATTATACATAGCGAATCATTTCCTCTATTGGAACTTGCACATATTTGACATTCCCTTCGACCTTAGTATTGTTCACTCTAAAGTACCTACGAGCCTTTTTTCTAAGCATTTCTGACCTCATAAAGTATATCCTATCCCTCAAATCAAAGTTTATAGCAAAGAACTCTACGTTTTTATCAGCTATGCCAGAAGGCTGATTGTCTCTCTCGTATTCTAACCACATAAAGCCATCTAACAATGCTGTAGGCATTTGTATTACTAAAATCTTAGTGTTCTTAGCAAACAACTTAATAGCTTGATAGGTACCATCAGCATTACGAGCCTCTTCTATCTCGAATTTACGTCTGTTCCTATAGCCATTATGCTTACCCACTGATATTTGTTTTATTTATAGTGTTTTTCAAAAAATTGTTCTGCCGAATATTGAAAATATTCTCTTGATAAATTTGGCCATTTCTTTTCATCATAATTATTAATACCAGAAATTCTATATGCATCTATAATTTGTTGCCTTTCCTTTTCAAGACATTGTTCTATTATATATTTAACCATGAAAAAATCATGTTTTTCTACTATTTTCATTAAATCTAATTCATCTAATAACTCTTGCATTGCTGTTTTCATAGTATTTATTTATAGTCAATAAATGTCATTGTTTCTGGTAAAAATCTAAGCGGTAAGTTTTTTGTTGTGCCATGTCTGTTCTTCTCAACCTTACAAATTACCAAATCATTAGTAGAATATTCTGTTCCACCAATCTCTATTGGATTAGTCATCTCATAATAATTAGGCCTCATCAACATAATAACTGCATCAGCATCTTGCTCGATAGAACCAGATTCTCTAAGGTCTTATCTCCTCGTTCCTCTACTCTACGAGATAATTGAGATAGGGCGATAATGGGTACTTGTAACTCTTTTGCTAAGGATTTAAGGCTTCTGCTTATTAAACTTACCTCCTGCTCTCGGTTTTGGTTGTTTTTGCCTTGTCCACTCATAAGCTGTAGGTAGTCGATAAAGATTACTTTAATGCCATACTTCTGCTTCATAATGGTTGCCTTAGCTCTAAGTTGCGAAATACTTATACCGCCCATATCTTCAATATGTAGAGGGGAAAGTAATATCTTATCATCAGTTTTTAGTAGTATCTTTCTTTCTGCCTCATTCAAACTATTCATTCTAAGGCGTTTTAAGGGTATCTCACTCGTTATTGACTCTAACCTTTCAACTAACTGCTCGGAGCTCATTTCGAGGCTAAAAATGGCCGTAGGAACCTTATTTGAGATACATAGGTGGTAAATACTTGAAAGCATAAAAGCTGTCTTACCCATTCCTGGTCTTGCAGCTATGACTACAAAGTCTGGTCTGCACCATCCTGCTAAGGTGTTATTAAGCTCACTAAATCCAGTATCATAACCTAATAACTCACCGCTTTGTGCCTTATCTCTTGAGTAGTTTAACGATAAAATGACATCAGTTATTGTCTTTTCGTGGATATTACCATACTCTTGTAAAGCTATAAGTTTACTATTGACTGCAGAAAGTAAATCTAATGCTTGACTATCATTGTCTAAACACTCATATTCACTTTGTTTAAACAGCATAAATGCTTCTCTTTTCTTATAAACCTCAATAAGCATCTCAATATGGCTGTTGACATTGTGTGCTCCAGTTACATTATCAGTTAACTTTGATAAATAGAAAGCACCTCCTAATTCTTTATAAGCATCATCATCTTTAAGTTTTTGGTTTAAGGTAGTGATGTCTACATAAACGCCATCATCGTACATCTTTTTTACTACGTCAAAGATTTTTTGGTGGCCTAAATCATAGAATACCTCTTTTTTTAAGTGTCCAACTGCTAATGGTAAAGTTCTTTTATCCATCAATATTGCACCAAGTATGCTTTTCTCTAACTCTCTGCTCTGTGGTAGTGTTACTAATTCCATTATAATTTTTCTATTTCTTGTTTGACTTGAACCCAATATATATATGCCCAATTATCTAAATCTTTAATTACATTAATCATTTCATCTACTGATATTAATGCACATTGTTGAGCATTATGAGAATAATATGGATAATTTGTCCTATCTGGATTATTAAATTTATCAAATAATTCTTGTGCTTTTTCTTTTGGTGTCATTTTAAACTAATTTTAGTTGTTTGTGATTGTTGTGTTGTAAACTGATTGCTATTTCTCTTCCATGTTCTTACTGCTGCCTTCCAATCCTTCATAGGGTTTTTACCTATTAACCATCCTCTTGCTTCGTAATGGTCTATAAATTGTGAGCCATCTAAAGTAAATCCAATCTCCTTAGAATATTCATTTATTTGTTCAGCCGTAGGCCTTATAAATGTATTCTTATTGTTAGTATTATTGTTAGGTAAAGTTTTTTTACCAGTTTCGGTAAAGTTTTTTGACCGTTCAAGTAAAGTTTCTTTACCATCGGTAAACTTTTTGTAGTCGTTTAAATAATCTAAAAATACTGACGCAATGCGTAAGTGTTTAGTGGCTGGATTTTTGACTATAAGTTCTTTCTCTACCAACTTAGTGATTATGTTTAGAACAGCTTGTTTTGATAGGTCTAAATCGTTTGCCATAGTATCTTTAGACATATAGCACCAATGCGATTCATTATTCTGCATACGCATAATCGTATCTAATACGCAGTATTCGTTACAAGACAAGCTAAAGTGCTTCCTTATAGGATGAATAATTGTTGTGTAAAATTGTGACATAAGGTTATTTTTTAATACGAAACACTACTAATCGATTTTGATAGGTAAATCTTTTCTTTTGTAGTGGGTTAAGTGCTTCTCGTATTGCTTGTGCGTTAATGTTGGTCTTTCTGTTAGCTGCTGCTATTGATATAAACTGCTCTTCTTCTTTGGTGTCAAGGTATACCATCCTTACTTTAATTGAGTTTTCGAATCCTCTTGGCTCCAAGTCTAATCCCATTAATGATGCGTTTTAGTTCGTAAATAAAGTGTGCTGTTAGGTATAATGTTACAGCTAAAGGAACTGAAATTAGTATAAACTTTAGCAATTCATACAAAAATATTAGCGTGTCTTTCATAAATTAAATAATTTTATTATTATATCAAGTATTATCCAGCTAAATGAAAAACCAATCATAAACTCTTTAAAATTAAATTTATATTTCATAATTCTCTAATTTTTCTTATAATAGTTCTATTAACTGGATATATAGAAATGCATCTTTGATAATAATTTCCATCATCACTAAAATCAAAAAAATGAATACTGCCATCTTTTACATAAAATCCTACTGCTTCTTCGCAAGTAGTATGAAGACCTGAATTAGTAATAATTTGCATTTCGTAATGATTTATTTCCTTATTCATACTGTTTGTTTTAAATAACCACCCCAAGTTCCCGTAATTACTATCTGGTTAAAAATATTTAATTTCTTGAGGTGGTATAAGTTTACTATTTGCCTTTAGGCGTTATAGGTTTTTCTGGTTTTTTACTATGATTATCAAGCCAATTAAAAATAGCTTGTGCATTCTCAAATAACTTATGACTTGGGCCTTGACTTGCAGCAAACCATAAAGCAAACTGCTCATTATTCATTGTTGGTTGATTCATATTATTTCTTTAGTGAGATTTTAAATGTGGTAGTGCTATACTTTGGTGCTGGGTATATCATTTCCCCCGTCTCTGGGTCTACCAATGGTTCTTTAATTGTTTTAAGTAATGACTCTCTTTCTTTCTGCTTAAACTTAATAGCTTCTAATTCTTGGTTCATTTTCAACCAAGTGTAATCGCCATCGTAAGCATACTTAACTCCAGATTCAAACTTACTAACTTCGGCACCTAAGACTTCTGCTTTGCCTTGTGGATGCGTTGTGAGTATATCTACTACATCTTCCTTTAAATCGGCTCTAATGCCATCTAAAAGCTGAATAATAGCCTCTGCTTTAACAAGCATCTCTAATGGGTTATCGCCAGTCTCTCTAAAGTGCTGTACGATAGTTTGTTTTAGCAACTCAATGCTAAACTTTGATGGTTCAATAGAACTAAGTTCTACTTTTGGTAATAATTCTAAACTCATAATTATTGATTTTGGTATTTATTAATTGCATCTTCCAAATCCTTTGCAATATTGCAATGAATTGTTAATGTACATTGTGGATCTGTACCAGTAGTATCATTTGTGATAGTTGTTATTACAGCAGGTATTTTACTTCCATTTGGTGTAATTACAAAATGCATACCATCTTGTTCTATAACTGTACACCAATCTTTAATAAATTTTGCCATTATTTTAAGTTTTCTTTTTTCATGGATAATATTTTCATTAAATCTTTGTTTGAATCAAAGAGTTGTCTATAAGAAAAATATATATCAGTTAATTGTTTAATTTTAGTACATTTTGCAATTTCCATCATAATAGCATCAATATCAACCACTTCTTCTTCTACTATTTCTGCTACTACTTCTTGTACTGTTTGAGAAGGTTTTTTAGGAGTCTCTACTGCAAAGTCCATCTCTTCTGCTGGTGTAGCTTCAAATCCTGCAGCTTTCATTAACCATGCAAGTAAATTACGATACGCCTTACCGATTGCTCTTGTCTGTGCCATTGATAAGATTGCATACTCATCAAATCTCTTTTTGCTATGCTCAAAGTTGCTACAGATTGCTACTCCAGTAGCTACTAACTGACCAGTATTAATATTTCGTACTTCGCATTTAGCCATATACTTTATTTCTACTTGACCAGGTTCTGTGCCTCTTCGAGTTAAGTCCGTAACCTCAGTAATTACTGGGTTTAATCCTAATGCCGAACCACAAAACATCCATCCCTCTACGTTTACATAGTTTTTACCTTGAATGTTTGTAGTAAGTTTCTTTTCAATAATAAGCCTTGATAACTCATTAGATAAACCTAACATTGAATCTTTGTTTACAATATCGTAAACTGGTTTTGATAATTGATTGTTTTCTTGCATGTGTTTGTTTTAAACGTATTTTAATGTTGTGTTATTTTTGTCATGACCATTTAACTTATTTCTAAGTGTTCCATAGTTTATATGTTTACATGTTGCAGCTTCTTTAGCAGAATTATAATATAATCCAGTTCTTGTATCCATTACTATCTTTGAATTAGCCTTTTTTGCCATTTGTATAGCATTTTTACTTAGGCCCATATCGTGAGCATGTTGAGAATTTTGTGAAGCAGTAACCCATTCTAAATTGCTTAAATCATTATTCTTTTTATTGCCGTCTTTATGATTAACTTGTAATTCAAATACCTCTTTAACTGCATCAATTCCTTGACTTAAAAATGATAAAGCTACCAATCTGTGTACTGAATATTGTTTGCTTTTGCCATATAATCTTAGGTTTACAACACAATATCCATGTTTATCTTGTTGCTTAAATGGTGTACCATCTTTTTTATAAATAGTTCCATTTGAACAAATTTTATAACCATAAAACATATTAGTTAATTCTGTGCTCATAATTAAGTTTTTTGGTTGTGTTAATTGTTTGATTAAAATAAGATGCTTCTGCTATTGGAGTGCGTTCCCAATAGTTTACTAATCTACTGATTAGGTTGTAAGACTCTTGGCTGTAGTTAATCTCATGTAGAATTTTAGCTACAAATAGTTTTTTGTCTTGTTCTGATAGTTTGTGAAATGTAGAATACATAGTGTTTGTTTTTATTTGTCTGAATATAATTTAGGTACCTTAATCTTCTTTCTTACTTCTTGATATTTCTCCATGTAATATGGCACTACTTCAACATCATTTGCAAAAGTGTTTATGCCATGTAAAACTGTAGTTCTATCTCTTTTAAAGTATGGGGCAATTTGGGCGGATTTTTGTTTATAGTGAACATGAAGGATATAAAAGCACATATTTCGTGCAAGTACATTCTCTCTATATCTACCTTTATTTGTAATCATAATAGGTCTTATTTTAAAAACATTAGCCGCATGATTAATTACATTGTCTACTATTGCCTTATCTACCTCATAGTTCTTTGGTCTTAGTAAAGACTTGCGTGTCATTCTAAATTTCGCTATAGTCATTGATTTGGTTTTTAAGTGCTTCTAACTTGTTTGCGTAGTAAGTTTTTACTATCTCAACTGTTTCGTAATCGTGCTTCTCTAATCTTGTCTTTAATAGGTATGGTGAAAGTCCAGTGATAGCACAGATTTTTTTCATATCCCCATGTCTCAGCATTGCTCTATAATCCGTTACTTGAATCATCATGTAGTTGGTTGTTTTGGTTAATTAATACTTGACCTGCTTCTGTCAATGGTCTGCAGAATAATGTGAACGCCTTATCTCCGTCTTGGAATGTTACAGTTGTTTCTTCTGTATTAGCAAGTACTAATCTAATAGCTGGTTCCTGGCCATCTATCTTTTCGTTAGTTGCTGCGAATACTTGTGGCTCATTGTCGCCAAACTTAAAGCACCACTCACAAGGGAAAATAGGTGTTAATTCTCTTTCTACTAATTGTGTTTCTTGGTTGTCCATGTTTATTTGTTTTTGTTATAAATTTTTAAGTGTCTGTCTATTCCTTGTACTGCTGCATCAAGTGAGGCGTAATAGCTATGTCTCCAGTAAAACCATTTACCATTTAGTATCATGTTATCCCATTTGATAATCATGCCTTTGTAGGTATATTGTTTTGAGATTCTGCCGTTGCTGTTTACATAAGTAAACTCTTCTTTGATGCCTTTCTTCTTTTGTTCAAGGGATAGTTTTTGATTCATTTGTTTAGTTTGATGGGATTAGTACCTCGAACAAGACTCTTTCTTGGCTCTTAGGTTGTCCTTTTAAGATATTGGTATATATTAAATACGCCTTATCATAATCTTTGGACATTGACCCAGAGACAATCATTCCGTCTAGTCTGGTAAAATAAAAAGTTTCGTTTAGTAAAAAGTCGAGTTCTTCGATAAATTGTAGGTTTTTCATCTTATAGGTTTTTTGGTGTTGTTGTTGTTTCTTCGTTTTGTTCTTCTTCATCTTCCCAGTCGCAGTACTCTAAGCACTCTGGACATAGGTTAATTTCTGGGTAGTTGGTGTGTGCTCCACAGCAAGTAGAAAATGGCATAACTAAGGTTTTTTGGTGTTTAGTTTAGATAATCGACTGAAATAAGTTTTTGGGTCTCCTATTTTAGCTTTGCTCATGTTTGCTTCATACTCCAATGGGTGTATGCAGTTTTTTGTCTCATAATTGTAATAGGCTTGTTCGCCTTTGTCAATATATATGCCAGTTATGGCACATTTCATTGGATGGGTTAAGGTAATTAATTGGTGCATTTGTTTTGGTTTAGTTTGGTAAAATTATATATTATTTGTGATATTTTAATTTATTTTAGTTAATTTATTGTTAAACCACAAAAGATTTTTGCCTATAAAAGATTTTTGTCATGGATTTTTAGCAGGTTTTTGGGGAGTTTTTGGATAGGGTTTTTGGCAGATTTTTGGCTACAAAAGATTTTTGGCGGTGCTGGATTTTTGGCACTCATTAGTGTATTATATAGCACATTTAGTCAGCTTTACCGATATGCAAGGGCAAAGCATAGCTAAAATGCTATTAAAGGCACTTTATAGGCTTAAATTTGGCTTGTAATATGTTTTTAATATCATTGCATAGTTTAAAATTTAGATGTCTTAAATAGGCTTAAAATAGCTTTATTTACTTTGCTAAATATTCGGCCCATCTTTTAGCCTCTCTTTTAGCGTCCTCATAGCTTTTAAATGATTGCTCAATCAATAGTTTGCCAGTGCTTTTATCAATGACATAAAAAAAGCCGCTGTAGGATGTAATTTTGTAGCTCATTGCTTTGTTTTTGGTTAAGATAAAAGCCCCAATTTAGGGGCCTTTATTTCGGCTAATACAAGCCTCATCAGTTAACCTGGTTAAGATAATTGAGCCCCAAACTTTAAAAGGTAAGATTGTTTAAACGTGTGACAGCCAATCTTTATATCCTTTCCTATTTCGTTGACGCTATAATTTAGAACTTTGTCGCCTACGTTTAAAGAGCCGTTTTTTATGCTTTGGTATAATTTTTTACCTATTGCCAGGGGTATTTGTACGGCTTGTGTAGTTTCTATCCTATTCTCGTTAATACGCAAAAAGTCATATTTGTAATTAGTGTAAAGTCTAAGCCTGGTAGTTTCAAAATTAAGCCACCTATTTAATTGCTCTTTAAATTGTTTCTTTTGCTCTTTTAGTCTTTTTTGCTCCTCAATTTTGTAAAGTTCATTCGCTTTGTATTGATATTGTAAATAGTCGGATTTATCCTTTATAGATAAAACAGCCTTTAGGCTTTCGGGTATTTCAATACCAAAAAACTCGGCATATTTTACCGCTTTGCTTTCAATAATAGATAAGGTATTTAGATAAATTTCTGGTTTCCTGGCTGTTTTTAATTTACTGGCTCCGTGTAAATAAGCTGTATTTAACCAGTCGTTAAAGTTATCAGCGTGAGAGCTGTTAGGGTTTGAACAATAAATTATATTATCATTTTTGCAGCTCATATAAACATGGCTCTTATGCTTTGCGGTTGTGTTGCTGTATGTCCTTTCAGTAAATAAAACAGCCCTTTGCCCTTGATCGTTTACTATATGTTTTGCAATAGGAAAGTGAGAGCCATAGCTGTAAATAGTTGAGCCATTAAAGTAAATTGAGCCGTTTGCGTTGCGTCCGCTTTCTTGCTCCTGGTTTGCCCATTTGTGGCAAAGTTCTGATACTGGTAATACGTTTCTCATTGTGTTTGTGTTTGTAGTGTTATAAGTTTATTTTATATAAATTGTAAATTCAGAACCATAAGCCAGGCGATATTCATTAGCTAAATATTTAGCCTCTTGTAATGTTTTAGCCTCGTCAATTAGTTCTTTGCCATACTTAGAACTCGCATAAATTTTGTAGTTTGTTTTCATTGTGTTAAGTTTATAATGTTAAATAATCTGGTTCAGCATATAATACCACAATATCATCGGGGTATTTTTCGGACAATATGTTAGCCATGTCCTCATTTGAATAAATAACCTCCCCGCTTTCGTCTTGTCTTTCCTCGTCAATCAATGGGGTTAAAGTAGTTTCAATTTGCTCATCGGTTAAGGTAGTTAGCAAAAGCAAATCCTCATCTTGCCATGAATTTTGAGAAACATTGACAACTCTTATATTGTCAATAATTTGCTGCTTTGTCATTTCTGTTTGTCTTTGTGTGTTTGTCATTGTATTAGGTTTTATTTTTTGTATTGTGTTAGTTCTTGCCAAATAGTCTTAATAAGTGTATAGACTAATATGCCGCCAATAAATAGGCTAATAAGTTCTAAAAGTGTAATGTGTGTCATGTTATTTAATTTTAGTTAGTAAATAGTCTGTAAGTAGTTTCGCTGCTTTTGATATTATGATAATGGTTAAGACAATAACCCAAAGCAAAAGAAAGTTAGATAAATGTTGCATAGTGTTTGATTTAAGGGATTAATAAAATTAATACAGTTAAAAATCCTACAGTAAAGCCAGTAATTAAATAGGCTAAATTGTTGCGGTTTTGTTGTGTGTTTCTCATGTTGTTTTGTTTTTATTGTTATTGATTAAGAAGCAAAGGCAAAGCCTACAAGCCATAAGATACTAATTGATAAAAAGATAATAGCATCAATTGACCATGTTTTGTTTTGTGTGTTTGTTTGTTTCATTGTGTTTTTGGTTTGTTTGATAAATCAAAGATAAGTACTAAATCAATACAAAAGTCAAAATAAGTAAAAAAATATAAAAAAATATTAAAATAGTTTTCAGTCTATATTTAGACCGCTGGTAAACTTATTTGACTATGCTTATATTCTCCGTATGTATTATATAATACATATACTTTATATAATATATACAATATATAATATAATATGTATTGTATTATATATTATATAATAAATACTAAAATAAATAATGTATATTATATTATATTGTCCATACTTTACCAATAGTGTAGCTATTAATTTTGTAGGTCGGTGTTATGTTCCGTAAATGACAGAGTAACTAATTGTATTCATAAATATAGTAGCTAACCTATCCCAATAAGCTACCTATTTAACATAATGGTAATTATAAGACAATTCGATACTTGATTATCAAGTACTTATATATGTTAATTTATACCACTATACCCCCTACCTTGTTTATTCGTGTAATCAATGTTACAACGCCAATGTGCCCTTCACATTTTTGATATAAAACATTGTTTTCACCAATTTTAACTTTTGTATTGTTGTTTTGGTATAATAGTTGTAGCTTTGACTTGTATACTTGGTAAAGCCTCTTATTGATTTACTAATAACGTAACCAAGTTAAAGTATGTAACTATGAAAGATACTTGTGCAAAGAGAAACTATAAGTGCAAATGTGGTGTTGTCCAGGAGGAGTATGTTTGGAGCAGTCAGATTAGGGAGGTGCAGTTTGAGTGTAGGAAGTGTGGTAACTGGCTTGGGTTCAACAACATTAAGGTAGATAAGGTAGTGAGTATTATATCAATTAGAACGCCAACCAAAAACCGATAATATGAATGTTTACCATTATGCACTATTGTTTCTTCAATTAGTAGCTTTTTTAATTAATTTGCACAAAAACGGGGAGTTAAAACCAGAAAGAGACTTTAGGTATAACGCTACTACTGCTTTTTATTCTTTAGTAATTGCCTATACTTTAGTTATTTTATCAGCTTATAAATAATTTATGAACGCAGAGTTTAAGGACATAACAAAAGAAGCATTTATCATTGCTTATAGAGAGAATTTTGGAAATATTACTATTGCTTGTCAAGCGTGTAATATCAGTAGGACTATGTATCAGAATTGGATGAAGAATGACCCAGAGTTTAAAAAGGCTTTGGCTGAGATAGAGCCAGAGGAGATTATGTTGGATTGGGGGGAGCATAAGTTGATGGAGAGGATTACCAAGGGTGATACTTTGGCTACGATGTTCTTGCTAAAGACCAAGGGCAAGAGAAGAGGGTACATTGAAAAGACTGAGGTAGCTCATGAAGGAGATGTAGTGAAGCAGATTACGGTGAACGTAGTGAAGCCATCAGAATTGCCTAACTTGCAGAAGCAACTTGATGGTGATGAGAATATAATAAACTTCGATACTCAGAAAGATAACAGCTTTACTGTTCCAGCCACATTGGCTTCAGAGGTACCAGAGATTCCGTTATATGACCATAGCAAAGGTGAGTTGTTAGATATGAATGACCAAGATGAGTTTGAGGAGTAATCGTTAACAACAAAGTTATTTATCGCTCAAAATTAGCCAAATATGAGCGACAAACGGCTAATTACTGATTGATAAAGTTTTCTATTGGTAAACTTTTACACTTATTCATACGATAAAATGTCAAAAAACGCACTTTTTGACACATATTTAGGGGGCCTACCCTCTATAAAACCAAAAAGTATTAG